TATGGAAACAATCCCCGTAGAAAAACAAAATCCAAAATGGCCCAAGACCCTAATCGCCCTCGTTGGCCCGAGTGGCTGCGGCAAGTCTACATCCTTCCGCAACGTCGACCCTGCGCGCACAGTCATCTTCGACACCGAGCGAAAAGGTATGCCTTTTCGTGTTCGTTCTGAAGGACTTGTAATCCCAATCGACAGCTATGATAAGCTGACTATCGAGTTGAATAAGGTAAAGAAAGACACCACGAAAGATCTCGTCGTCATCGACTCAATCACCGCGGCGATTGATCAGTTGCAAGTTAAATGTGAACACATCTACAAAGGCTTCGACATCTGGAAGAACTACAACGACGGCATTCAGACTTTGTGCACTAACCTCAAGAGCCTCGATAAGACTGTCATCATCACCGGCCTTGAGGAGATCGTCCCTATTCAAGGTCTCGACGGCAGTATGACAACTCGCCGCCGCTTGTATGTCCAAGGTAAAGAGTGGGCAAACAAAGGCATCGAGTCTGAGTGTCTTGCTGTATGGTCTGTCTATGCTAAGAAAGAGAAAGGCAGTGACACAATCCAATACTTCTTCGCCACGCAGACCGACGGCGTGACCACCGCGAAGACTCCTATCTTCTGGGGCTTGCCTAATCCCATGGAGAATTGCGTAGTCAAGGCGTTGAACAAAGTAGCAGTAGAACTTCTGAAGCCTTAAGAATTTGGCCCACAGAAAGCTCCTCCCCATTTGTCGGTGTACGTCAATAACAAAATAAACAAAACAAAACATGAAAAAAGGTACTGAAGTAAAGATCGGATTCATCCCCGCGAACGTCTATAAGGTTCTGGTCCACAAGATCGAGACCCGCCAGAGTGCAAAGGGTTTCAAGATGGTTGTCTGTGAGTGCGAGATCGTTGCACCCGAGACCGCTATCGCCAACGGCACGACCTATAAGACCCTCGGTTCGAAGGGCAACATGTACATCATGCTGGAGAACAAGAACGGCGTCGAGTCTGCGCTTGAGCTTCTCGCCACTCCTCTTCAAACACTCGGTCTGTATGACAGTCTGCCCGAAGACTACTCCGACATTGACGTGTCTGAGGCGCTTAAGACTCTCGAAGGCCAAGCCTTCAACATGCTCGTCCAGTCGCAGCCTGAATACGTGAGCGACGATCCTTCCAACTCCCGCGATCTCAAGTTCGCCAAGCGCGACGAGAACGGCGAGGCTATCATCAAGCGATACAACACCCAGTTTGACTTCTCTCAAGTCAAAGGCGCTGCTGCCGAGCTCGCTGCTTTCTAAGTCTCTCGATAGAGTGGTTGCTATCAAAAGAGACATGTGCCTCTTAGGGAGAAGCGAGGCTCTCTAAGAGGTTTCTTTCCTCAGGCATACATCCCAACTCGCACCGCTGGCAGACCGGAATAGTCTGCCTTTTCTTTTCTCTTTTTTTAACAACAAAATGATAGCCCTCGTACTCCATGGACCTTCGCGCTTTGATAAAGAAAATAATGGGATCTTACTCGGACCCGCTAGTGACTTCGTGCGTGATACTTTGGTACGTCATGGTATTGATCTCGATGACGCATCTAACGTTTTCATTACTTTTGCAGATGATTTCTTCAAAGGCTCCAACAAACCAAGTGGAATCAAGAAGATCATCTTCGCCGGAGCCAAAGCCCTAGACTATTTACCAGCCGCCAAAGATAAAAGTCTCGATGCTTTTCGCGGCGTCGTATACGAATCCCCAAACAAAACCCAATACATCGTAACCTATTGGCCCCAAGATTGTGTGGACGCTTGGGCTATGGAAGATGCTCTCGACGGCGGCGATGACGACGATGACATCCTCGACAAAGACGACGGTAAAAGTACATCTCCAACAAAACGCAGTAATTACAGCTTTTGGTTTGCACAAGACGTCAAGAAACTTCTAACTTATGAATCCCAAAAAATTCAATCTGAACCACAAACCATCTACTGCCACCGCGCAGAAGAATCCTGCAGAGTCTTCGACTACGAAGGACCAATTTTCTTCGACATCGAGACCCATCCAAAGACCAACACGCTCACATGTCTCGCCATCGCGTGCGGAAATAGTCCTATTTATTCTGTCCCTGTTTACGATTGGGGTGGCAATCTCAATGTGGGTGTATCTTTTTTCGCGCGGTTTATAAGAGAGTTAAAGAAACGCAGAGTCGTCATACACAACGCCCTCTTTGACCTATGCTTCCTCGCCGCCTTCTACAAGATTCCTTTTGGCCATGATATCTATGACACCATGGTCGCAGGCCATCGAATCTTTCCGGAGGCTGAAAAGTCTCTGGCCCATCAAGCAACGCTTTTTTCTAACCGACCCTTCCACAAAGATGAAGCAGGGAACTTTGATCCTCGCAATCGAGCACAATTTGAGCAGCTCCGCGCTTACAACGTTAAAGACGTTATTGTCCTCCGAGAAATTTACTATGGTCAGATTGACCTCATCTCAAGGGACCGTGGACTTCAAGACTCTGTCGATCAAGCCAGTCGATCACTCGCAGACTACGCCTTCATGTCACTGCACGGAATGCACTTCGATCCTGTCAAGCGCCAATACATCGTCCGACGCTGTGAAGAAAGATATAAGCAGTTAAATAGAATCCTCAAAATACTCGTCGGCTTTGACCTTAATCCCGGAAGTCCGGATCAAGTAGTCAAGTATCTCCATCAGCAACTAAGATATAAGCCCGAGAAGACAACAGACAAAGGCGCACCGTCGGTCGCTGGGGATGCACTCTATAAGATCAAACTCAAGCATCCGAAGAACGTCGCGATCGACGTGATCTTTGAGATGCGTCGTATGGTTAAGCTGAAAGGTATGTTAGGATTTCAACAATGGATTTGGGAATATTAAATATGAAAAATACAAAAGAAAAAGACCCACAAATTGCAGCCTCCTTCATGCGTGCTGCGGTATATGATGCATCGAAGTTTGGTCACGTCGTCTCGATGCCCAAACTTAACGGGCTAAGGTGCATGTACATTCCCGGCCAAGGGTTTTATTCAAGAGACGGCAAAAGGTGGAATGATGCTGTGCTGAATCATATCATTCCGCCCACGACAGATTACATTCTCGACGGCGAGCTATACTGCCACGGAATGAGTCTACAGAAAATCAATGCCGCCGTGTGCGTTAATCGAATTGAGCCGGGCGAGAATGCTAATTGGATTAAGTTCTTTGCCTTTGATCTCGTAGAGCCTAAGTTTAATGCGCTCACAAGAATGCTCCTTCTTGAGAAGATCATCAATGACCATCGCGAAGAGATCGAAATGCTGACGATGGTCGAGTGGGAGATCTGTAAAACTCGTATTGAACTCGACGCGTGTTACACGGACTATCTCGCCAAACAATTCGAAGGCCAAATGCTCAAGAGCGTTTTCGGTTCCTATATGCCTCAAGGCACAAAGGAACGACGGACGATGAACCTTCAGAAGCGCAAGCCTTTTATCCCCGACGAGTTCTTGTGTGTTGGTCGAGTGATCTCGACGGAAGGTAAGTGCGCCGGCAAACTAGGCGCGCTTGAGTTCATTACTTATAAAGGTGTGAGGTTTGAAGTCGGGACCGGATTCACCGATGAAGAACGCGAAGAGTATATTGCGCCCGATTATGACTTCCGCCGCAAGGCAACGATCAAATATCTTAACCTCACAGACGACGGTCGCCCGTTCAATGCGTCGTTTGTGGGATGGCGCGAAGACATTTAACAACATGCAACAACCACACATCCATTGTCTCACGTCGCTTAAGGTCGCCGGGACAGGAAGCTTCCGTCTGGCGAGTGGTCAGTTTCTTGGATCCTACGGAGCTAACCTACAGAATCCAGACAAGGAAGCTCTCGATATCTACATAGCTCCTCCAAACCACACATTCGTCCAATGCGACCAGAGCGGCGCAGAGGCTCTTATTGTGGCCTATCTCACACGCCCCGGCCGCTATAGAGAGCTATTCAACGTGGGCATCAAGCCCCATACCTTCATCGCGCTTCATATCTTCTGCGAGAGTATGCAGAACATATGGCCTCTCGCGGGCAAAAGTCCAAGCTATTGGAAATCTCTTAGTCCAACAGAACTAAAGAATGACAAAGACTGGAAGCCTTTCGACAAAGCAATCAAATCCTCAGATAAAGAATACAAGATCGGCAAGATGGTCTGCCACGCTTCATCCTATCGAATGCGTGAGCGAACCTTCCAGCTTCAGACACTCAAACAAAGTCACGGTACTTTGACTCTATCTCTCCAAGAATGCAAAGTCTTTCTTGGATTCTTTGCAACCCTATTCCCCGAAATCATAGAATGGCAAGATGAAATTGAATTTAACATTCGCACTAAACGTGAACTCCGGAATCTGTTTGGATATCCGCGTAGGTTCGAGAGAACTATTACTGACTCTTATATCAGGGAAGGCATCTCATGGATTCCTCAATCCACCGTGGGATGCATCACTCACGCCGCGATTAATCGGTATAACAGAGAACGCCCAAGCAATACGCTACCGGCGATTAACAATAAACATGACTCTTTTTTGGCGCTGGTACTCGATAATGATATCAGCTCAACAGCGAAGCACATGCAAGATTGCCTCGCAATATCGCTCACCGGCCGAGATGGAATAAACTTCACCATGAAATCTGAGGCCCAAGCCGGTAAGAACTGGGGTAAATTCTCAAAAGATAATCCCAACGGGATGAGAGACTTAGCTTAACAGTGGCCCGAGAAAAGCTCCCTCCCCTTATGCGTCAAACGAACGACCGAATAACTCAGATCGTGAATGCGATCCGAGAGAAGATCAAAGAGTGGCCGCCTAACCTGCCGCCGCCCTCGGTCGTTATTGTACACGAGACTCACTTGCCCGGCGAGTTCGATCCGAACTTTGAAAAGCTAGAAGGTTTCGACGTAATCACCACACTACAAATCCGTAAGAACTCTGTGAGACTCGCTTACTTACATGAGCCTATATGAAGACTGGTGTTTGTACACAAAGGACGTACAAAGCCCGCAGCCTTTTGTCGACGCTGCCTTCTATTTCATGATCGGTGCTGCCCTTCAAAGGCGCGTCTGGTTCGGTGACTTAGACTTCCACGCAGTATTCCCAAATCAATACATCGCTTTCATTGGACCCGCTTCGGCGGGTAAATCTCTCATTACGAGTCCTATGAAAGAACTCCTCGAAATCCCCGCCGAGATAAAAACTCCGGAGAATGATCTCGCTGCCGAGCTACTCGGCGAAGATGCATCAGACAACCGCAAAGGCGGCCGTCAGCCTCTTATCTATATCGCCCCAAACAGCACGACGTTCGAGCAATTCACGCAAGAGACTTCTCGCGTGGCTTATTTGCACCGCTACGTCGATGAACAGAACCGCCGCAAGGCTTATCATCACAGCTCTCTCGTATTCATCCTCGACGAACTAACCTCAATCTTTAAGAAAAATGCCGAACAACTTTCCGACTTTCTTCTCGAAGCTTATAACGGTGGAAGAAAGTACGT